GGTATAAACGAAGGTTACACCAGCGACAGCACCGATTGCATGCGATGCACCAGTAGGCGTGATAACAGGTGTAGCAACCTTGTTAGCGGTTAAGACTGCGGTATACACACCATCTGCTTTGTTCATCAAGATGAACGCATCATAGTAGTCACGTCCTTCTAAAACCGCACCATCAACACCTTGAACGTCAGTCAAGATACGAAGTGTACGAATCTTGCGTGGCATGATGACACTGTTCTTATGCCAGATCACGAATTGTACGCCAGTAGGGAGATAGTCATCAGGAACTGCGACAACCATATGCCCCATGAACTTACCGACTAATCCGTTGCCCAATTGCTGTACAGCCAATGGTTCAACTGCGATCAACTCGGTAGCCAATAACAATTGACCGTATACAGTAGCGCCTACGAAGATGAAGATATCACGCATAGGAACTTTCTTGTTGCGAAGCTTAGTTAAGCCATCGTTCAACAAGCCAACAATCGTACCCTTAGCTGAAGCGGAAACAACAACGCTGTTACCAGCTTGCTTAGCAAACTTATCCAACGCATACATATCCATTGTAGGAACGACTTGTTCTTCCAACTGCATCTTCAACATCTCGCCAGCACCCTTGATGTTCATCTTATCTTCGTTGTTACCACGATCAATCGAGATTGTCCAAGCGATGTCTTGAGATAAAGTAAGCGTTTGGATCGTATCTTCCATTTCAGTGACTGTACCGAAACGGTTTTCACCACTACGTGTATACGTGCCAACAGCCTTAGTGACTGGATTGTAGATCGTTACAGAGTTTACTCCGTTGAAACTATACTTAGTCGATACTTTACCAGCGACAAACGATTCAAGTGTAAACTTCTTGTCGATATCACCAGAATATGCCTTTGCTAAATTGATAGCCATGATTTAATTTTCCTTTCATGCGCTGTTACCCAAACAACGCTTTACGGAAATCATCGTTCTCTTCCTTCTTCTGTGAATCTGTCAATGAAGGTGTCGTGCGTGCTTTAGCATCTGCTTCCTGTACCAGCTTCAGCTTCTCAGCTTCTGCTTGATCGATCTTGTACTTCGCATATGCCACAACAGGCGATGTGCCTTCAGTGATAGCCTTCTTAACAGCGTCTGGAAAAGCGTTGAAATCCTTGAATTCTTTGGCTTCAGGAAAGGATGATAGAAGTGTTTCAAAGTCTTTCTGATACGCTTCAGTCGAAGATGGTTTGTTTGGTTCAACTGCTTTAAGCTTCATTTCCATCTCTGCTGTTTTAAGCGCATGTTCAGGTTTGTACCCTTCTGCTTCAAGTTCCTTAGCCCTTGTTTCGATTTTTTGTTGCTGTCTGGATGCTTTAAGATCACTCAGATACTGCTTGATTTCCTTACCATCTTCTTTCGCTAGTTCACGAATAATGGACAGTTCTTCAGCGTTCTTAAACTGATCACGTTCAGCAAGGATATGATCATAATTCATACCTTTTTGTAGGTTAGCGATCAAGTCATCTTTGGACAGCTCAGATGCTTTTATCTCCTTGCCATTGTGCTTCAATACCAAACTACCCAGATCGAATCCACTATCTTCAGTAGCGTCTGTGTCCACTACATCTGAGTTCATGTCTGCGTCTGTTAATTTGCTCGGATCAAGCACAAAGTCTGCGTTATACTCAACTTCTGTTGGAATGGTTTTTTCCATGTTTTTGTTTTCCTTCTTGAACTATGGTTGGTTCTAATTGTATTTTAACAGTTCAATACAAACTGTCAAAAACTGCGTCTTTCATTCTGGGCATGTGATGGACACTTTTTGCGTTTCACCACACCAGTCACACTTCACATTGGTACAGTGGAACTCTTTCTGAACGAACTTAACATGATCTTTTGTGTAATTGAATGTGTCCTTAACAACAAGCTCTTTCTTACAGCATTTACACTTCATTGTTTAACCCCTTATACCATTTCTGGTGCTGGTTCTGCCATTCTATTTTGATTGACCATTTGCATAGCCAGTTGCATATCTTGTTGCTCTTGATCCGCTAGCATCTTCTGCTGGATTGCATCAATGATATCTTGCTTGTTCTTTAGTAAGCCATTAGGTAACTGCTTCAAGTATGTGATTGGATCAGGAATGATCTGTTGAGCATACATGTTATCAAGCGTTTGAATCTGAGTGATTTCTGACCAGTACGATGCTTGACCAACTTCAACATTCATATTCACTTCATCAAAGTCCAGATCAGCAAAGTTGAACTTAATCATACCCATGCCTTGCTCAGTGCGAATAGGTATCTCACGTGTACCGAAGTAAGCACTCATGATATCTACGATGATCCGTACGGAATCTTCCACAACCTGAAGATACTCTAAGCGTTGGAACTCTAGCGGTTGAGAAGCTGTCTTTTGAAGCGCTACAATTGCTGACGTATTCACTGGATTAGCATTACCCAGCGCTACGTCATAAATGCCCATCGCTTCTTTGGTTTTCTCAATGTACGTTTCGATGAACTGGATGACCTGAGCGGACAACTGTACCGTTGGTGACGATGTGACAACCGCATCATTAGGATTGCCATTAACGCCCATCGCACCAATATTGTTAGTCCACTTATCAATCTTTGACTGATCATAGAAGATTTTAGGGAATGCCATCTTCTTAACAAACTCGTTGAGCATCATGAAGTACTTATTGATCATGATCTGATTTGGTCGTGTTTCTGTTAAAGGACTAACACCATGATACGATCTCACCACTTCTGTCCAGCTCATATAGGTGATTGGATAGAGATGAAGCTTCGTGTTGGTTGGCTCTTTCATGATCACTTCTTTGGTTGTCATCATGTACCATACTTCGCCCTTTTCTTTCCAGAACTTAGTAAGTAAAGTCGCATAGTTCTGTACCGATTGAGCATCCGAATCTTGCTGGTAGTAATCTGTTACATCCGCCCTGATGAAGTCTATTTGATCCTGAGTAACACCCAACTCTTCTGCCATGTCCTTAACACGCTGTACAGGTAGCTTCTGGATCACCATGATATAAGGCTGGTTATCTACTTCACGATCTGTTGGATCACCAAACCCAACGTTCAAGTTCTCTAACAGCTCAAGCTTCAATCCGCCTTTATACTTTGACTTCTTATTCATCTCTGGATCATATTTCCAGTACAGGAACGCATCCGCATCAATGGCACAGTTCTTTAGAAACTTGCGTGTTTTCTTACGGAACTTAGTCTGTTCAAAGATACGCTCTATCAACTCATTAGTGATGTACTCAAGCGCTGATCTTGTTTGTTCTTCAATATCATCAGGCAACTCACACGATACAGCGATATCATCCGATATGATCATAGATGTGTAGTAATCCACCGTACGCTTGAATAGGTTGATAACAGGTTTATCAATGCTAGGCGCATTCAATCCATCCCACTGGTTACCATTGTAGAAGTTACGATTGAGTTCAACGTTGTCATACAGGTTGATCGTTGTCTTATACGATGTGATCTTATCGTACTCTTTCCAGATTGTTTCTGGTGTCTTAGTAATTTCCATTAGTTATCCCCCTTCATGCGATCAATCTTGCTAGGCGGTACTGGTTGGAAGTTCCATGCCTTACGTACTTGATCCAGATGCGCTTTATCTTCGTTATCCGTTTCAGCGATCATCTTCAACAGCAAAGCTTCCATTGGATCAGCGGACTTGATCTTCTCAGCCTTCTCTTCCATAGCTTTACGCATCGCATCCACTTCAGCTCTCAGTCGCTTGTTTTCTTCCTTCTGCTTCTTCGCATTCGTAAAAACAATGTACACGCCAATACCAACGTTCATAATCACAATCACAATCAATAGAATTTCAGCCATAGTGTTCTCCTTTTAGTAACTCATAACAGCTTCAAGTTCATCATCGTAATCCATCTCAAGCTTAGGCTTAGGATCATTAGCGACAACTTCTCTCAATCTGTTTAGACACATACTCATCGCATCTACTTCATCATCGTTCTCTGAGTTTGGAAACTCAACCGCTTCTTCAATCAGTGAACCATGTGTGTCCAAAATGTATACATCGCCAGCTTCTAACATAGGCGCAATAGCGGAAGCTCTGGCTTCCTTCGATCCGTAAGGCTCTACTGCGATAACCGCTCTATATCTACGTGATAGCACGTCTATAATGGCTGATCCGTTGGCTTTATCTTCCACAAGGATTGCATTGTAGTTTGGATAGTTGTCTATGATGCCAGTCAGCTTCTCAAGCGTTTTGGTGAACGTCATGCGTTCTTTAACCTTGTGTAATAGATAGTTCTTGTTATTCGTCTTAGCCCATACCTGAATCGCTACAAAGTCACTCTTCTTGGTATCTTTAAAGGTCGCATCCACACCGATGACGATATGTCTGAATACGTCTGGCGCAAAAGCATCATAACGCTTCTTGTTTGCGTTCTTATCAAATGTGTAGAGCTTGAACCAAGCACGTTGGAATATACCACCTTCATCATTCGTTGGATTACAGTAGTAGATGCTATTCAATGCCCTTGATCCTTTAGCGGTCTGATAGGATATTTTGAAGTCATCCCACCATGCACGATCTCTTCCGATCTCAGCTACAAGCATTTCTCCGTACACTCTACCCATCTCGTCTGATTCTTGCAGACACTCAACTGGCAAGGATATGTAACGGACGTTCTTCTCCGTCTCCAAGATGTATCCGATCAAGTCTTGCTTATGCCATCTCGTCTGAATGACAATGATCTTCGCATGTGGCGCTAAACGTGTTTTAACCGAGCTTAGCCATTCTTCATGCAATGTTTCTCGGATCGTTGGACTTTCTGCTTCTTGTCTATTCTTGATTGGATCGTCAATGATGAAGAACTCAGCTGGATTCCCTGTGATACCACCCATTAAGCCTTTGGACATGATTGATCCACCAGATGTGAATTCAATCTCTTCAGCGCTGTCTTTGGTTATATCAAACTTGAACATCGGTACACCGAATTCACGTATCTTCGATCTGTTTCGTCTGAGAAACTTACCAGCAAAGTATTCGTTGTAACTCGCAATGATGATTCTTGCCTTCGGATAGCGACCTATAAGCCAACTGGGAAGCGTTTCCGTTACCGTCATACTCTTACCATGCTGTGATGGCACACTCAAACAAAGTATCTCATAAGAACGCTCAGTCGGTGTTTCAATGAACTCTTGGATCGTATTGGTAATGAACGAAGAGAACTTAGATCGGATGAAGTTGTTCTTATGGACATATTCCACATACTCTTCATAAGATCGTCTGCCTAACTCTTGTGCTACTTGGTCATACGTTGGTATCATCTTTGCCTTCTTGCTTCTTAAGAAGCTCTTTAAGCGCCTTCAGTTCATCTTTAGTGTACTTAGAATAATCAAAGTCTACCTTAATTGGCTCAGGCGTATAGATGTCTTGTTGAAAACGATCACGCCATTCTCTAGTTCTGCGATTCTTCAACCAGAATATCATAGCGGTAGTATCACCAGCCATAGCCTTTTGATATAAGGCATTAACCACTTGCTGATCCACGATCTCTTTTGTTTCTTTTAAGGCGGTTGAAATATCCGCAAATTTATTCTTCCAATCATACAATGTCGATTTAGTAATCTTCATATTGTGAGCGATCTGCTCATCTGTTAATCCATCTCTTGCCCACCCTTTGAGCAGAATTAAACCATCTTCTGTAAGCCAATAATCAAATTTGCCCTTAGCGCCACGTTTCATTGAATTATGTCATAGAAGTGCCTGAATTGAAGATCATCCATGATGTGAATATTCCCTTGATCCATGATCACCCAATCATTGATGTGAATCACGTCTTGTCCAGCTTCTCTTTCAATCAAGATCACTGGTTTATGCGGATTGCGGTAACTGATTCTGAGTGGATCAATGTGTCTGTTCAACTCAGACAACACCATTGGATCATCCTTGAATTGAACTGCTTCACAGATCAGACTTTCTTTTCTCTTTACAAGCATGTCTATATTCCTTCCTATTGCGACAAGTGATCCAGCCATGCCAGCGGTCAAAAAGGAGAGTACCTGAATCACCCATCTATACACATTATAACCGCCCATAAAATAAAGGCAAAAACTTGACAGCAACACTTTTTTCAATTTGTTTTAATTTTGTTTGTTTTTTGATTGACAGGTGATATTGTTTCGTGCTATGCTTTGAGCAAGAAGTTCAAGACACAAGGAGAACAAATCATGAAGTACCATTTCACAGAATGCACAATCAACTATACGGATTCCAAACGTGGTCGCAAATCACACGATCACACATACCTGAACGTTGATGAAAAGACATTCAATCAAAAGCTGGAATCAGTCGAAAGACAGTTCCAGACAGTAGTCGCAATCACCGACAATCCTTCAGTCAAAACGGTTCTCGGTAATACAATTGCATACGATATCGCTTATGGATTAACACACATGACTTACATATTCACGAAGGAGAACTAAAATGAAATATCAAGTTAAAGACACTCAGATCACACGTACCAGCCATCGTGAATACGCATACGCTGTTATCGTCAAAGGTCAAACCACTGGGAAAGCCAGAGCCTTCTCAGCCACCATGCAAGGCGCACTCAATGCCCTTCGCAGAGAAGAACAGTTCTACCCCATGAAGTCGTTTGAAGTCAAGGAAGTGATCAAGCTATGAAGATACTAACCTTCGTAGTCGGTCTGATCACAGCGCCCATTGGATCACTCTATTTCATACTCGGTGCGTTTGGGGATTCACCCAAGCACATGGCACTCGGTCTAGTCGTTATGGCGATCTCGGTATACTCAATGAATTACACATTCAACAAGGAGAAGCACAATGTATAACATGCCAGTAGGAAGTTCTAATAATCCGTATGATGAAGATGGTTTCGTTTGTGATTATTGTAATGATAAATTCGATAATGACAATGATGGCGAATTTGTGAATGA